TATTATGCTTCCATCGGAAACGATGATCTGGCAGCCTGAGTTCACAGATAAAACACTCTCCAGGAAACCCGGGGCGGTTCAGCACGCTGTGCTGACTTCTCCCTTACCATGACAATGCTGACACAGTTCCTTCACCCACTCTTCCTTGATAACAGATTCCCCGCTTCTGGAGTGTTTCACCACCTCGCGCAATACATCATGAAATCCAGTACCAGCACAATGCTCACAGCGAGCCTTACTTGCCGCAGACCTGGAATAATCAGCAAAGGCAAAATTCACAAGGTAAGGAATGATCTGTAGCCGGGTTTCTTCACTCAATTTGTTCAATGTCGGGTTATCCAGTGCCATCGCGTAATTGAGCAGACCTTCAATCGCAAACTGAGGATCCTGAACACCAACTTTTGCCAGGAATAAGGCAAACCCAAGCGGTGCTTTCGACTGCACCATCCCCTGCGCAGCCATTACATCCGTAATTGTTAAACCACCAGAGCCTGTCGCCGGTGCGTCATCGCTCAATTTTGGAGATTTTGGGGAGTAATATTTCGGTAAGGCTTCAAAGTTCATGCTCGTTCTCCACTTACGCCAGTACGCCTATTGCCAGCGCACGATCGATAAAACGAAATATCAGCTCCAGCTGGGAGCCATACTTCTCTTCAAATGCCACGGTATCCGCATGCAGCTCGTCGTGATGCTTTCTGCACAAAGGCAACACAAAGAGGTCATGCGCTTTTGTACCCATTCCTCCCTGACCGTGACCTATCAGGTGGTGGGGATCATCAGCAGGCTTTCCACAACATGCACACGGCTGTGTCTTAACCCAGCGCGTGTACTTTTCATTAACCCAGCGGCGACGTTTTGGGCGTAACATAAAAGACTCCGGCGACTCAGGATCCACTTTCAGCGCCAGCACCTTTTTCGCTTTATCCTGGATGATGCTGGTGGCAGGAACCGAAGGCACAAGGTCACTTTCCCGGGTAACAGACGGCACAACAGGCTTCGGTAATCTAAGTGCCTTACGGGCTGCACTTTCCGGTAAGGCATCCGCCAGGTCATTACGAATCAGCCACCAGCACAGTTCCGGCATTGTCACAACGTGACTGTCATCAAAACCGAGATCCCGACGCACAACAGACAACACCCAGCGGGCACAGTTATCCGTTGCCATTGATTCCAGCCGTTCCGTGAACTGATCGCGCAGCTGGTTATCGCAGTGCCAGCACAGACGGATTGCGCCCGGAGCGTGTCGCATTGTGGTCATGTTCTCGCTGTGCCAGTCGGAATGAGGCCACTGGCAGCCTTTTTCACGAAGTAACCAGCTTTCAAGACATTCCACGCCACCAGCACGACGGATCACTGCCTCATTGCGGAACACGGCCCGAACGGCAGGATCATCCGCCAGCGGTTGTGATGCCGCCGGAACGGCACCACTGGCGAAAGATGAATAACGTTCCGGCTCAGGCTCCAGCAGGACACGCCCCTGCATAAACAGGGGCATCAGCTCTGAACCTGGCCTGAACAATACGATCCCCATACGCGGGGCAATTTCAGGAGTCAGTAGTGCTCTCACGGTCACCTCAATGAACGGTATCGAGCAGCTTTAACAGCTCAGGGAATCGGGATTCGAAGAAATGCGGCTGCGTCTCGCGCGGATTTGCGGGACTGGTGATGTTCTTGCCGAACATGCAGCCTTTCGCTGTCAGCGACCAGAATTTTTTGATGTTGTTAATCGCAGTGCGGCTGTATCGTTCACGTTGTTCAACGATCCCCAGCTTCGCCATCTGGTGATATGCCTGATTAGCTGTCAGGCGGATACCATACTGCTTCAGCAGTGCACTCAATGATAGCGTGGGGCGGCTTGAGCCATCAGGCGCGTCAGCAGGAGCATCAATGGCATAGCGCGGTGCCAGATTCGGTAAGCCAACAGCCTCCTGGAGTTTCTGACAGGCACCAAGCACTGAAGAGTTAGACAGGTTTAACTCCCGGCGCATAAAGTCCAGCAGGATCACGCCAGCCTGCATCTTGTCAGCAGCCTGTCCGGATAATTTTTCCGGTGCGCTGGTTACCATATCGAAAGTACGGATCACCTTCAGATGGAATGACGGGCTGATCCACATTGCATAGGCATACACCAGTTCCTTGCAGACATACGTTCCCCGTTCATTTCCCCCATGAATCACACTCACCGGGTCAACACCCAAATTCTGGGTGTTGGTCAATTCATGAACAAGCTCAACAGTTTGTTGGCTGGAAAGAAACTTTCCCGGCTCCTTGGTTCTGGCATTTGCACCAGATGCTACTGCTGCGCGATGCAGATCGTTCAGGCTGTAACGCCCATAAGCATCACGACGAACTTCAATACCATCAATGACCATCAGATTATTCATACTTCGTTTCTCCTCTTAATCAGGCGGCTGCACCCGCCGTTTTCTCGTACTTACTGATAGTGATCTCGACCTTCCCTTCCGGGATAACCGGTCCCCACTCCACCAGCATTCTTTTCACCTGACTGTCGTCTTCCCACACACCCGCGTGGGTCAGGGCGTCAAACAGCGCCTTGTTATAGTTGTCCAGATCGCGGATCCGGTTATCCGGAGGAAACAACACGATCTCCACTGAAGCAGGTGCCGACGTTGGTTTCGGCAGACGACGTAACTGCTCAACTATTGCTGCGCACGCCGCGCTCTGGAATTTTCGCCCCGCCGCGCTTATCAGGCTCTTACCAGCAAACGCCCCTTTGTTGGGGTGTCGCCAGTACGTGTTCACGCTGGGCGGAAAAGGCAGGATCAGCTTCATACTTTCAGGTCCCTCTCATGTAACCAGTGGGTTGCACGCAGCCTTGCGTTTTCCTCACCGGCAAGCAGTGCGCGGATAATCCCGACCGCCTCGCTGTCGTCGTCCTTCACCGCGATATGAAGCGTTATCCCCCGGGCCACGCCACGCTTTATCGTGATGACGCCTTTTTTCTCCAGTGCGCGAAGATGCTCCACCGCTGCATTCACTGAACGGTATCCCAGCATGGTTGCCACCTCCTGATTGGTTGGCGGGAAGCCACGTTCTTTCTGATAAGAAATCAGCATATCCAGCACCTGCTGCTGGCATTGAGTTAACGTCGTCATGCCGCCATCTCCCTGACCAGTTTTTCTGCCTGCTGGCGAACCTGCGCCAGAAAGGCCTCACCACATGCCTCAAGTTCATAGCGCCCGATGTAGCTGATTGCCGGTCCCTTCCAGGTCTTGTCGAAAACAGCAATAGCACCAGCGAAGAAAGCGCCTGTCGGCACCTGCTTCTCATCCTTCGGGATAAACCAGGCAGGCAGTTCAAAACCAATACGCCCGCGAATAAAAGCAATATGATCTGCATCTTCCGGCCACCACACTTCGCTGGTGGCAGCTTTGATCAGGAAAACATAGCGCCCGCCTTTATCACGCATGGCACTGGCATGCTTCATGATGTAACGCATGCCGGTGATGTATTGCCCCTCATGCTGACTGGCGCGGCTGTATGGGGGATTACCAAAGGCAGCACCTTTAAGCTCCGCAAGACGTTCTGACCAGTCATGCGCCAGCGCGTTGTCTTCCGCAGTGTAATAAGCGGCACATTTGGCGTTATCACCGTCAGTGAACAGATCCAGAACAAACGGGCCAAACAGGGTGTTAATTCCCCAGAAAATGTTGTCCGGCGTGCGCCACTGATCGCCCACTTCCTTCAGTTCATGGGCTGGTTTGTTCCGCAGCTCCACCAGCGCCTGGCAATATTTATTACTCATTAAGCCCCCACGTAATTCCCTGACAGATACCACTCTTCACCCGATACAGCGCGCTTGCTGCTTTTCCGTAAGCACCGCTCACAACGCGCCAGAAAATTGTTTCGTTCTGGCTGGGAGTGGCTTTCACGGAATGCCGCCATCCACACCGTTGCAGCACGACGGTATAAGCCCCTGGACTCCAGTTCTTCAGCCTGGCGGGTCAGGCACAAAATCACCCGGGGATCGTTAGTGCCGACATAGAAATTGCGCACAGGTCTGGTTTCACGAACTGGTTGTGGTTCCGGCTCCTGCGCTCTCTCAGTCAGGCGCGGGAAATGTCTGCGTGTATCCCCTTCACAACGGTGAGCCACACGCCCACTCTGACGTAACTTGCTTGCAGACTGCAGAACGCGCTGCCGTGAGTAACCTGCAAAAGCATCCGCAATGTCTCCGGAAGTACAGCCCGGATGGGCTTCAATGAATTTCTGAACGTCATTCAAAAGACTCATGCTCACCCCCTGAATCCTGCCGGGATCTGGCTGTAGTCCACGTTGTCGTAACTGGCTTTGAAGTACGGGTCCTCGCGTTTTTCGGTGTACGTGCTGACGGACGGCGATAAGCGCAGGGAAAGCTCATCCCATTTTTCCCGCAGCTTCGACGGGCTGAGCACGTTACGGCACCAGAACGGATCGCGACTGACGCGGCTGTACATCTCGCAGATTTGTTTATGAGTACGACCATCCTGCACACACATCAGGCGAATTTCGTTTGCCCAGGCTGTCCAGTTCGGTTCTTTGGGACGAACCACCTCGCCGTCACATTCGGCGGCATGCTCGTACAGGGCGATGATTTTTTTCCAGAGCCACTGTGCACAGGTCAAATCATCCTGCGTCCCCCACTGGCGCTTTTTAGGGCTGAATACAACCGCATCAGGATGGCGAGTTAAAAAATCCTGTTCATCCGTCTGCGTGTCCGGTTGCGAAGCGTCCGGACGAGAAGGTTTTTTATCTGACGGATCATGTTTTGATTTTACTGACGGATCCCCGCCAGATTCTGACGGGTGAAAACCCGCTTTTTTGCCAGATTTCGACGCATCAAATTTTGACGGGTCAGATTTTGATGCGTCAGATTTTGACGGGTCAGAATCTGACAGTTGAGAAAATGCCGCTGCCTGAAGCTTCGCAACGTTAAGCTGATAAACATTCGACGCATTGCGGTTACCCTGGCGACGCGCCTTACGCGTTAACCAGCCTTCTGCTTCCAGCCGTGCGATAGCCGTTCTGACGGTGCTCATCCCCGCGCCAATCTGGCGGGCAATGGTTTCAATTGATGGCCAGCACACACCTTCGTCATTACTGAAATCAGCCAGGCGGGCCATAATTGCCACGCTGGATAACTTCATGCCTGAACCGCCCCGGTTTTCCTGGAGAGTGTTTTATCTGTGAACTCAGGCTGCCAGATCATCGTTTCCGATGGAAGCATAATA